GGCATTGATTGGTCAGCCACATAATGATTATGAGACTCAAGGGAAAGTTCTTCTACTTTGATTGCTGCTTGATAGCAATGGTTCCACATCTTACGTTCGTAATAGTAGAAAGCCAATGGCATCCAAGCCTCTAGGTCTTGTGGTGCTTCTTCAACATTGCGTTGATACCAGTAAAGACCTTCACGTTCGTTGCCAAGTTTGCAATAGGCTTCGCCTATACCTCGCCAAGTCTGAGCACGTTCAACATTCCAACCAGGAATATCTTCTAGTTTCTTGCCAACCTCTATGAGTTTTTCCCACATACCCTTGAAGTAATACTCACGGGCTAAATAAACAATCATGCGATGATTGTCAGGTTCTTCAGCATGACCCAATTCCAACAGTGTTAGATAACTGTTTCGTGGCTTGTCATTGTCTGGCTTATGAGTAACTAAAGATTCAATGACTATGAGTTTCTCTGGACCTTGAGTTTCAATAACTTCGTGACAAGGGTAACGCCACCTGTATCCATGTCTAGCATGGACACGGTTATTATTAGCCCAGATATTGCCTGTGTCCCACATGACCCAAGCCCTGCCAGTGTCTGGCTGCCAAGCCTGTCTTATCTTGTCAAAGAAGTCAGGGTCAGGAACTTCATCCATGTCAATAGAGACACACACATCCACGTCAGCAGGAACAAGGTCCAGTGCCATGTTCCTAGCCACATCAAACCTAAAGTCGCTTAGCGTGGCTCTGTGGGCTTCTACGGGGTATTTCTGGAGTAGGTCATAGGTATTATCTTCTGACCCAGTATCTAGGACAATTCGGACATCGGCACCCTTGGTTGCCTCTACCCATTGCTTGACATGCTTAGCCTCATTCTTGGCTATAGCGTAGGCTGCAATCTTCATAGTCCAAGTGCTTCCTGAGTACGCCACACATCTAAATGGAACTCGTCACGAAGGTAAAGAGAGTAAGCCTCTTTGTCTTTTATGTACTGTTCACGGGTGTTTAACTCGTAGGTTTCGTCCTTTGGAGCCTTACCATTTGCCCAGTGCAAGTGCTCCATGTTAACATCTTCAAAGTAATCTAAAGCGTTTAGTGACTCACCAAGCATTTTCCAAAAGTCATCACAGAAAGAATGCTTTAACACTCTTGGGGAAAAGAACCCCAGGCTTTTAAGAATGTTTGATGAAATGGTTACTTTGGTTGGTAGGCTTGAACTTTGCATACCATCGTTTCCATAGGATATCCCATAGCCACGTTCCTTTATGGGTGCAGTTATGATTGCATCCCACCCTGGAGTTTGTACCAGACAGTCATCATCTATACCAGTAATTGTTGAGTACAAGTCCCAGTATCTATGGACTACATAGTTTCCTTTTTCGTTTGGACCAAATGGAGTTGGAACAATCTCACGCTTAACCCCTTCTATTTCTGGATAGAGGTCTTGCTGGTCCTCATTTATAATAATAAGGAAATCAGATTCAACACTCATATTCTTGAGTGCTTCAAATGCACGTATGGCATTGTGCGGTCTAGACCGTGTGCCAATCATAACTAGGTTAGGATTCATGGTACAATCCTACCACACTAGCCTATGGACGTAGTGAGGACTTATTGATTGCTACACCCTTGCAGCAATCTGCATAGGATTCACAGTCCTGAGTTGGACAACCTGTACGGCAAGCCATGATAACTCCTAATGTTTAATGATGTAGTTAAGTACGATGTAAGGCTGGAGATTATTGTGTGCCCCACCACCACCAGTTGATGCAGAATCAAACGCAGCAATGTTAACGGTTGTTGTGTGCGTATGATTAGCACTAACTCCAAGAGTATTTGTGCCATAGCCTTGTGAATTTTTAGAGTTTGTAGCAAACCCATGATAGTGGTCTATGTTTGCGCTACTGATTCCAGGAGCCATTGACTGTGCACCATTGGTAGCATTACTGTTTCTTGTGTAGTAAACTCTACCAGAACCAGAGATTGCGCCACCAGTCCATTCGTATAAAGTTCCACCATGGCTATGATTTGCGTTAACGCCACCTGCCATTGTTGCGGTTTCGCCAGAATGGATGTGGTCATCACCGTGTGCATGGTTGGCAGATTCAATGCCAGAAGTAAAGTTTGTAGATGGTGGGTCAACTGAATGCAAGTGACTTGGCATTTCAGCACTTGTTAATGTGTGAGTTTTGGCACCACCAGTTTCGCCAAGTGTATCAAACTCTGTTTCAGAAGCGTTCAAACCAACAGGAATTTTACCTTTTAAGTTTGGAAGATTGAACGTTGTTGAACCATCGCCAACACCATAAGTAGTTCCAATAACTCCATAAAGCGTTGCATAAGTTGTTCGGTCAACAGCACTACCATCACATAGGAAGTAACCAGATGGTGCAGTAGAACCAGCAAACATTGTTATAACACCAGCAGTAATACCGTCACCAGTAGCACCCGTTGGTCCAGTTGCTCCCGTAGGTCCCGTTGCACCAGTCGGACCCGTTGGTCCAACTGCACCAGTAACACCTTGAATACCTTGAACCCCTTGAGGTCCAGTATCTCCAGTAGGTCCCGTTGGACCTGTGGGTCCAGTCGGTCCTGTAGGACCAATCGGACCAGTAGGTCCAGGAACGGTGGAATCAGCACCAGTAGGACCTGTAGGTCCTGCAATACCTACGGCACCAGAAAGATTAACTTCCCATGATGAGTAAGTTCCAGAACCGTCAGAGTCAGTAATCTGAGCAACCATAACACCAGTACCAGAGTTATAAGTGTCAACCTCTGCGTGCATGTGATTTGAAATGTCATAAGAAACTAGAACAGTTTGGTTGGTGGAGTAAGATAATCCAGTACCAATAGTTAAAGTTAAAGTTCCGCTTGAAGCAATAGTTAAAGTAGATGTAGATGTTGTTGCGTACTTATCACCAGCAGTGCCAGTAGCACCCGTGGCACCAGTAGGACCAGTCGGTCCTATTGGACCTGTGTCACCTGTAGCACCAGTGCTACCAGTGGGACCAGTGATACCTTGTATACCTTGCTCGCCTTGGATGCCTTGTACACCTTGAGGACCAGTAGGACCTGTAGGTCCTGCGGCTCCCGTTGGTCCAGTAGCACCAGTAGGACCCGTAACACCAATACTTCCAGTAGGACCTGTAGGACCCGTATCACCAACTGGACCTTGTGGTCCTTCGGCTCCTGTAGGTCCTGTTACTCCTATTGGTCCAGTTACACCTTGGATACCCTGTGGTCCTGTCGGACCAGTAGGACCTAATGGTCCCGTTGGTCCTAGCGGACCTGTTGGTCCTGTTGGTCCAGTCGGTCCCTGTGGACCTGTTGGACCTAGTGGTCCTGTGGGTCCAATGTTTCCATTAATTCCCTGAGTTCCTTGTGGACCTTGTTGGTTGTCAACAAGAACTACAGTTTCTTGCAAAACTTCTTCACCAAGAATAACATCAGTAACAGTTTCTTCAATAGTAACTGTAGTTGATACAACTTCTTCTTCAATAATAACTGTGTAATCTGGCATTATTGTGTCACCTCAGGGGTGACAATAAAGCGACCTTCAAGAATACGTGTAACTTCATCACCAGAAGATGTAAGTTCAATGTCGTACACCCAACGACCAGCAGGAACATCGGTCATTTCAGCAGCAGAAACTTCAACAGAAACATGACCTACAGAAGTCATAGTTGCAGAAGTAACATCTAGCAGAGTTGTGGTTGAAGAACTGGAACGGCGAACCTGCATAGCAAATGTGTAATCAGACAAATCCCAGGGAGTACCATCAGTCTCAACTCTAAAGTTAAGGTTAAAGGTAGCACCCTGTTCGGCTACAATGTTGTACTTACCACTCATAGTTCATCCTTAAGATGTAATGTAATGTGCTCATCTAAACGCTTTTCAATCCTGTCCACCGTACGGGCAATGTCTGGAAGACTGCGACCACCATTAGCCGTAGGCTGGATAGGATATGTCTGTTCTTTAATGTAAGACTTTAATGGGTTAACAACTAACCACTTACCTAGCAAGGCAATAATACCTAGGGCTAATGATACAACAGTTAACGATTCTAATAAACTCATACTGTAAACACCTCGTAGCCAGCCGCTTCAAGGTCATCCTTTTCGGTTTCGGTAACATAGTATTCATGTCCGCCTAAGTAAAAAACATCGGCAGCATCTAAGTCATCCTGCCAAGGGTATTGCTCTTCGTACCATTGTCCGTTAATGCGGTATACACTAATTCCTTGCTTGCGTGTATATCTCCAGAATAGCCAGCCACCACCCATGGGTCCCTGGTCTATTACTGGTGGTACGAATAGATAAGCCATTATGTTTTCCTTCTAGTTTAGAAACATAACCCCATCCCTAAGCCCGTTATATGACTTAGGGATGAGATTAGTGTCGCTAATTAAGCAATGCTTGAAGCGGACTCAATGCGGTATAGTGCATCGTTGCGGTATACTGCGTGTCCTAGAACACCGTACCAACCGATTGGACGCTGACGCATCAAACGGTCAACGACCTCAATGAAGTATGCACCTTCAAACTGACCAATTTCGCCAGCCCAGATTGCATCATTGCTCTGGTACTCGTGTGGGTTACGCCATGAAGCAGCACCAGTTTCGGCACGAAGGTCGTGGGAAACTTCTGGGTGAATACCACACCAGTAAAGTGAACCCTTACGTCCGTTAGCCTTGTTGGTACGCAACTTAGCAACAGCCTTGCGGATATCAGCAGCAGAGATTGTGTCATCTGCAGTGATGCCTGAGGTTGTTGTTGCGGTAGTTGTTCCACCAGTTGCGTATAGAACATTGGTTCCTGCTAGAAGAGCGGTCTGAGCCAACTCGTCAATGCTATCAGCCATGTTGAATGCAATGATGTTTGCAACTGCTGGGTCAACATCAGCAAGTGACATCAACTGTAGTTTACGGCTTACTAGAGTAGCGTTACCGTATTCGTTTAGTGTTACAGTCACAATGTCTGGAGTTGACAGAGCAACTGCTGCTGGGTCAACTTCTTCCGACAATGCTGTTGTTGCTTGAGCCATGTCGTTGTAAATCTGTAGTGCTACAGATGAACCAGGCATTGCCTGACGTGCTGGCTTCTTGTCTGCTACTGAACGTAGCAACGGGGTTGCACGAAGTTCAAATTCAACAAGGCGGTCGTATGCCTTCTGAACTAGACCTGCGGCGTTTGATGGGGTGAATGTTCCAACGTTGTTGGCGGACGAGTACTGTCCACCACCAAGACCACCATTGGTATTGGCGGAACCACCCGATAAGCCTGTTACAGCCATGATTATTCCTTAGGGTTAGATTGATTTGCGATTATTCTACGCCTTGACTGTAGAGGAAGTTTAGTAACTCCTCTGCAGAGCCAGCGTTATTCATGATGTTGAACGCATCATTAACATCATCTGGAGAAATAGCCCCAGATGTTACTGCATCTATTTGACGCAAAGCAGCCATGTCATTGACATCAACTGCTGATTGTTGTACAGGTGCAGCAACACCAAATAAGTCACCATTGTCAGTCAGCCAGTTACTGATGCTGTCCGAGGACAGTTCAATATCTGCTGGAATGAATTTGGCAACCTTTGGGTTGACACCTTTCTCCGCCAAGACTTGGCTGATTGTTGCTTCCCGTTGGAACTTGCGCAAACTTTCCAATTCGGCTTGCAGTTCTTTGAGTTGCTTGTCTTTCGCACGTTCTGCACGTCTGACTTTCTTTAGGACATCATCAGATGAACCACGTGATGGTTCGTCCGAGTAATCCTCAAACTCTAAGTCATCGTCCCAGTCTTGATTATTGTTGCTCATCGCAACTATCTCCCTTACATTAGTTGTTGTTCGTACATGTCTCACTCCTACACAGGGGTATGTAGGTTGGTATGTACTACCGCTCTTTTACTCGGTGGGGGCGGTCAATCCACCGAGAGTTTTATACTTGCTTCTTGCGACTTAGTGAACCAGTGGTGATACCTGTTTGACCACCAAACTGTGCACGAGCCTGTGAACGAAGACGCTTAGCAGAAGCGGATTCTGTACCAGTTCCAAGTGCTTCTGCTTCAAGTTCAGACTGTGTTGGTGCTTCTCCACCAAACATACGTGCAGCCTGTTGAATACCAGTACGCTCACGAGCAACCTGTTGCAATCCCTTGGCTGCTATTTCACGGGTAACTCCACGCTTTTGAAGTTCAGAAACATCAGAGGCTAGACTTATACCAGCAGTTGCTGCTTCAGTTAAAATTTCAGCCTGACCAAATCTCTGCTTTTGTGACAACGCATCGGTTGTTCCAGTAAGTAAAGCATCAGCCAAATCTTCGTCATTTGCTGCAGGAAAGAACTTTTTAATTTGTTCTTTAAGCCCAGCATCTGCACCCTTAACGGCGAACAAGGCATTGTTGATTCTATCTTCAACTTCACCTACTGAGTTTCCACCTTCAATAAACTTCTTAATGCTGTCGGTCTTTGCATACTTCTTGAACTCTGGCACAGCGAGTAATCTAGAACGATATTCATTTTCTGCAGTAATGTAGTCAGAGATTGAAGAGTATGGTGCTTCAAAGCCACCTTCAATAGCATCCTTGTTAGCCTTTAACATCGCAGAAAAACGATTGGTGAACTGTGGTGGTGCCTTCTCTGACTTTAATATTAAGTCAGGAATAATACTTTGGTCTACACCAGCATCCATCTGTGGCTTAGCAAGATTAAATAGTTCCTGAATCCAACTTTGATTTTCTTCGGCAGCAACATCAATATTAATCAAAGATAGGTAAGCCTTGAATACATCAATGTTGTTTTTGTATGCTGTTAATTCGTCAGCCATTACGCTCCGCCTCTAAATGCTCTAACAAAAGATAGACCAAGGTCTGCTGCTTCTCTCTTTGCTGTGGTTGTGCTATTAAACTCACTCATCTGACGAACCATTTGGTTCACAGTTCCCATATCTGGAAGTGCATCTGAACCAATAATCTTTTGCATAATGCCATCAGTTAGTTTTATTGAGTTAGGAGTTTTATCTAGCATTCCTTCAATAAAGTTTGTGTATGGAGTAAGTGCTTCTTTAACTGTTAATCCTTTTAATAGGTCAGGAGTTTTGTCGTTGCGCAACTTATCCGATAGCGGCTTAAACAGATTGATTGCTTCTTCCTTGTAGGAACCAAGCACATCGTTTAAGTTTTCTCCCTTTATGACACGAAGAACATCACGATTAATTGTCTTGATATTTTTAACTAATCCCATGTCATTGGCATACTGTTCAATCTGACTTTGAATACCAAATGCATCACCCATAAGTTTTGCGTCTGGGTCTTTTTGCAAGTCTGACTTTAATGTTTCGTAAAGGAAGTCTTGCTTAAATTTATCTTCGGAGAATCCAGCACCCTTACCCTGCTGTGCTTGCTTTGTAGCAGCCCTCTGACCTGCAATTAACTTCTTGTAGAAGTTTTCCTTTTCCTGCTTTGTAGCAGAGCGACCAAAGGTAGTTGAGATTGCGGACTCAATAAAGAAGTCAGCATCTGCACGAGAGGTGCCAATAAACTTTGGAGCCTGAGAGCGGTATCCACTTGCTCCTGCTCCAGTTCCTGCTGGAAGTTCATTTGCTTGCTGCTGAAAACCAGCAATGACATTCCAAGGAGTTGTGTTTGCATTTGCAGCATCTTCAACAATTTGCTCCCAGAAAGAGTTTAATGTTTTCTTTCCGTAGGTAGCCTTGCCCCATGATTCATAAGCAGACTTGACAAATGAATATTCAGGTACTGAAGGACTCAGATAGTCCTTGGCATCACCAATCGTGCGGAAAGAAAGCGTCTGACCGTAGGAACCTTCATTCCAAAGAATGTCTGTTGGTTCTCTTCTGGAGCCGAACTCATTACCTTTAAATTTAATTCCGCTACCAGTCTTGGCTTTATTGCCGCCTTGATTTGGAACATAACTAAATCCACCAGGTGCTTTTGATTGCGTTGGAGTAGGAGTTGGCGTAGGTGTCGGAGTAAACTTAGGTTTAGGGTTACTCGTTTTACCTGGTCCTGCTGGACCTGACATTTCGCTCATTATTTAATCCTCGCTAGTTCGCCATCTGAAAGTAGTGGGTCCCTCTTTAGGTAGTACTTTGCTATTGGTTCAAACGTTGGTTCCCACGCAATCAACTGATTAAGTAAATCTTCCTTCTGGGCAACAAGGTCATCAAAGGCATTAGTGTTGTAGATGTTTGTCTTTTCGTTATCTGATATACTCAGACGTTCTTCAACCATTGGCTTGCGGTACTCCATGTAGTAATACAAAGCCTCTAGTGCACGATTGTTTTTAACAATAGTGTTGACATACTTCTCGTCACCCATGGCTTCAAGAATAATCTGAGTATTTAGGTTTGACTTACCCATATCAAAGATTGCGCTTTCCTTAGCCCAGATAGGATTACGCTTTGCCAATCCTTCTTCTGCAGCCTTTAGGTCATCGCCATAGATATTCTTAAACTCTTTTGAGCCAGGAATAATACCGTTGCTTTCAGCCTCAGACTCATACTTATCCAGCAGGGTAAAGTATTCGTCATAACCCATATCAACAGCCATAGCACGTTGTTCAGCCTCACGGTTTACATTTCCACGCTTGACCTTTAGTTGATACAGTTTTGCATTTGCTGTTTCGGAGAAGTCTTTGTTCCTATCTCCGATGTTAAACAACATGCCAACAACTTTATTGTCTGGTGTTACATCTTTACCCATTGACGCTTGAGTTAATCTAGCCCATAGGTTTTTATTGTTATTGATAGCCTTAACTGTTTGTGGAGTTGCTATCACACCAAATGGATTAGTCTCACGTGTATTGCCTTCAGCAATAGATAGCGTGTAGGAACCGTATCTTTCAACAGAACCATCGGCTGCAATCTTAGTGTTATCAATCATAAAGCGGTACTTGCCCTCTTCATAACCGTACATATCCTGGTACTGACGAAGTTCTCTTGCCTTGATGTCCGCATACTTTTCTATCTTTACGGAACCAACAGGACCAACAAACGAAAGGAATGCTTCCCACATGTTCTCTTGGATAGTAAGACCAATAGCCTGTTGTGTTAAATCAGCAATAGTTGAAATCTGGTCAAGATAGTTGATGTCAGAATCTACACCATCAACAACTTGCTTGTTGGCAAAGTCTTCGTATAGGAACTTAAAGTTCTTATTAACTCCAGCAGCGAAACGATTTGCTGCTGATGGGTCCAAGAAACCAGTAACATTGTTCGCCAATGGAGTATCTTCAGACGCAGTTAATACAGAACGCATCCATGCGTTTGGATTAATCAAGAAGTTAAAGAACTTATCACGCTCAGATACTGGTGCTCCAGTCTTAACGTAACCAGCAAACAAGTCACGAACCTTATTTGGGTCTACACCAAACTTAATTAGCAGTGGCTCTGGGTCTACTGGTGAACCAGATAGCGCAAGCAGTGTGCCACTTGCCGCAAAGTCATAAACTGGTGCACCAAACTCTGGCATGATTGGATAGAAACCATTGTTAATTAGGTCGTATGTTCCAAGGGATGCTGACATTCTGTCACCCTCAGTCATTCCCATTTTGGAAGCAACTGTCTCAGGTAAAGTAAACTTTACTGCTGCACCCTTAGGGTCAAACGGATTAACAAACTCTACATCTTTTCCGTCTTCATTCTCTACGTCAAAGACACGAGATGGAGATGACCAGATTAGGAAGTAGCGTGGAATTGCTTGTGGGTTTCTAGCGGCATAACCAAACCAGAATCGGTTTGAGTTCTGCTTAGCCATCCAGAATGGAGAGAACAAACGCAGCGTTTCTGCTGGGTCAGTCTTGCGCTGTACGGAATATAGACGTTCCATTACAGTCTTGTAGGCAGCACGATGTGCTGATTCACGCAACTTATCTGAGTTAGCATTAATCCAATCGTCACTGCGACCAGATTCTTTCCATAGTGTTGCTATTCTTCTGGACTCTGCTTGGTACATCATTCTGTAGATTGGGTTCTTTACAGCCAAATCTTCTGGTTTTGTTCCAATGATTTCAAATAGTTTCTGTACACCACGTTGCCATAGGTTACCAGTTTCTTCTTCAAGGACGTTTCCAGTAACACTGACACGTTGACGCTCAGGAATAGCATTCATGTCTTCGGAAGTTAGTTTGCCTTCAACAGCCTTTGCACGTAAACCAGGTATTAATTGACCTGACTCTTCAGCAATAATTCCAGTTCCAGGAATAACTTCACCACGGCGAGTTAGGATGTAGTTACCTGCATCATCAACTAATGGAGCAATAACACGACCATCAATACCAAAACGTGGCAATGTTCCTTCTAGGAACAAAGCATTGTTTTGTACCAAGTAACTAATTGGGTCGTTAATGTCATACTTGTTATCAAGATTGCTAATTGTAATAGCCATTAACTCACGCCATTTAACAGCCTCAGGGTCATTTGACTTAGCCCACGCTGTTACCTGTGCAATCGCTGCTGGGTCTGCAGTATCAAGGGTAGTTAACTTCTTGGCTACTGCATCACGCATTTGACGGTTAGCATAGTCTGCAGCAATAGGTGCCCATTCCGTATTTACAGTAGCAGCAGTCTGATTGCCTTCTCTTGGAACAACATTGAACGGAGATACTACGTCTTGACGCACACGTCCGTTAAGGATGTTGCCAATTATCACACGGTCTGCACCAAACACGGTAGCAAGTACGGTATTTGCGGAACTAATTTCCTTGCGCATCATATCGCCAACAATTCCAGCAAATGAATCGTCCATCATCAAGCCACTCTTAGTAACTTGGAACTCACCTTCACCGTATCGCTCAAGACTGCGCAGAACATCTGTCTTGTTGATTAGGTTTTCAGCCTTGTTTCGTGCTGTTGCTTTTAAGATTGCAGCATTGGCGGTATTCTGAATGGAATAATCCATCTGTCCAAGCATCTTGTACATAAATCCAAGTTGAACCTGAGCACCATTAGGTACAGAGAAGAAGAACTCTTCTTTATCAAAGATTGCATTGATGGAATCTTGTTCTTTTCTAATTCTCTTTTGCAATTCTGCAAGAGTATCAAGCACAAAGCGTTCATCAGAAGAGGCTAAAATGTCAAACGCACCAGCATGGTCACCAGTTACAAACTTTGATAGCAGTTGCTGGTCAACTCCACCTGGAACATTCTGGGAATCTAAGATTCGGTAGCCAAATGTTTGAGAGAACTCTCGTATCTCATCCATCACTGGTACGGCTGGTCCACGACCTGCAGCATATGTGGTTGCTATATCATCTGCGGAGTTTAAAGCCTGAGTAAAGGTTGAAAATACTGAGTCGCTAGTACTAAACAAAGCATCAGCAATACGAGAGTTTGATGTTTCTTGTATTTCTTTAAACTCTTCACGGTACTTGTATAGTAAATACTTTGACTTCTGCGCTTCAAACTTCTTTTCTTTGTTGCCTGTGTAACGTTGCCATAGACCTGAATCAAAAGCAGAGGCTAAAATTTCTCGTGTTGGTACACCATAGTCACGTGAGTATTCAAGTGAGATAGCAAGACCACGTTGCCAGCCGTCACCTACGTTACGAGTTGCATACTTAAAACTTGCAAGCGTTGTTGGCTTCCAGTACTGGGTATAGAATGTATCTAAAGCGCTTAGGGATGTGTCCCAGGCTCGCAAACCCTTTTCTGGTACCGATGCAATTTTTTCGGTGTATAGCATTTCTCTGGATTTATTGTCAGAGAATATAGCAACAATCTCTTTAGGGTCCATTTCCCTGTAGCGTGGGTTGTTTACAAGTTCATCAAACATAGCCTGTAACGATGACTTATTGTCACGAACAACTCTAGAGAACTGTCGGATGTCAATACCAAAGTGTACTGCTGGCACCTGAGGTGAGCGTGAAGGTGTCTTTGCAAAGATTGCTTTTACTTCAGCCTTAGCAGCCTCAATATCTTTTTGTGTAACCTTTGAACCTGGACCACGTTCCTGAGCAATCTGCAGCGCAACTGAATCCTGGAAGTTTGCAAGTTCCTTTAGGTATACCGCACTTCCAAAGCCATCGTCAATGGTGTAATTCTCATCAACAAGTTTTGTAATCATCGCATTGCGGTGAGATGTTGACTTGCTTGCAACAATTTGTACAAGTTCGTTAAATGTCTTTACTTGTTCTGGAGTTGCATTTTGAGGAATTTTAATTTCTTTTTTGATTACGTCAACAATAACTTTTTCGTCAAGTTCGTCAAATGCTTGTAATTGTTGAGTCTTCTCACGAAGAGAGTAAAAGTTACCGTAAAGTCCACGTTGTTCGTCAGCACTCTTACCAGCATACTTTCCATATTGACGTACACGAGCAGCGTACTCAAGATGTGAACGGTCACCAGCAATACCACCAAGGGTTGCATAGTATGCAGGATATTCCTGTAGTACTCCACTTGGACTTATCCAGTTTGTTGCATAAGCAAATGGACCAATGCGCTCAGTCTGCCAGTAGTTTGCATCATTCTTGATTGCGTTCTTGACTCTACCCTGTTCAATTCTTTTAATGCTTGATACAGTTTGTCTTCCAATGGAACCAACTGGTACTTCAGCAATTACCTCATCAAGTACTTCAAGGTTAGTGCGAACCGCTTTAACTTCTTCTTTTAGTCCATCTAACTTTGTTACTAAGACATTGCGGCGGTAGTTCTCAAGGGCATTTTTGCGCTGTGAACCAATCAGAAATGGACTTGAACCACTTGTTATTGGCTTTCCCTTTAGGTCTGCAATTCTTTGTTTAATGCTTGAAACTTCACCAGTTAGATTGCTTAGTTCTTGAGCAGTTAAAGTTGTATCGTAAGCAAGTTCATCTATGGTCTTTGGGTCACCAATAGCAACCTTAAGTGTACGTGCTAGAGGCTGGTAGTCTCCAGTATCATTGCCGTAACTTGCGGTCTTAGCAATTACATCAGCAAGTGGACGGTTGCCAGCAACCATTGAGTGTCTAGCAATTAGCGGTGAGTTACCAGCATTCTCTTTTGCAAAACCAACAAATGTTGACCAGTCATTATCAATGTGATTGATTACGGCATCGTCAATGTCTTTAGTTGTCTGAGACATTTTCTTTGAGTTAACTGGTTTTGTAACATACTTACGTACACCAAATCCAAGTCCAGCACCTGCTATTACACCAGGGTCAAGGTACCAGGCTAGTGCAGTATCACCAGACCAAGTAATCCAACGCTGGATTCCATGGTCAAAGTATTCAGCAACATCATTCTCATTTGACCAGACAATTTTGTCTGTTCCCTGAGTGCCATTTACATTGTCACCGATGTATCCAACAAACGCTTGCATTGGCGATACACCACGTGAGTCTAGCCAAGCCTTACGAAACAGTTCTGGATTTGTTGCAGCCGAAAGCACGTCGTAAGCAAAGAATGGACCTTTAACATTTTTTGATTCACCAACTGCTTGCTGTTGGTATCCATCATTTGCAGCAAGCATAACCGTTGAAATTGGTCGTTGAACAAGTGTCTGCCAAGGAAGTAAGAGCGTGTTGTTTGCTTTAACTGCAGCATCATCAACAGCAAATTGTGCTTCATCAGAAATCTGTTGTGCAATTTCAGTAGTCTTCTGCCCTTGTGCTGCTGTCTTAGTACCAACATAACCAAAGGTTAGACCCTTTGTTAGACCAGAAGAAATGTCAGATAGACCGCCACTTACAGACTGTGCTAAACCATCAATAAACTTTTGAACACGATTACGATTGTCACGCTGGTTATTGTAAATATCAAACATTGACATTAGCGCACGCTCACTAGATTACGCTTGTATAGTTCACCATTGTTCATGGCAACAATTTCATTAATAAATCCATCACGGTCATCTTCGGACTTCCATGGCATTGTCGCTAGTGTCATAACTAGGTCTGGTTCCTCAACACCAAAGACGTTAAGAAACGATGTTATGTTATTGACCAGTAGCATTTATGTCATCCAAACGATTGACTGCCTCAACATATTTAACAAAGGTCTTAAATATCTGAGGTGTTTCCTTGATTTGTGCAAGACGTTGTAGTTCTGGTAGATACTGAGTTGTAATGGTAAAGCGACCAGTCTGAACAGGTTCTGGTGTGGTGCCAGGACCAACACTTAAACCTTCAGTAACTGGTTCATTAGGACGTTCAGTTGGAGCAAATAGCGGAGTAAGTTTATTCATTCCAGGAACTGCCGAGCCACCTTGTGGCTGTACTGGAACTGGTGGTACAACTGGAACCTGCGAAGTTGGAACTTGTCCTGGCTGGATAGGATTCATGTCAGTACGCTGTGAAAGACTTCCTGGACCAGAGACTGGCTTGGCTTCAGTGTTTGTACGCTGAGTGCGTGGTCCACCTCTTGGCATTACTGTCCTCTTTCAACTATCTGGGTTTTACCACCAGTATTAATATCAAACTTCTTAGCAATCTTCATTGCTTCTTGTAGTGTTGCGCCATGCGCAATAGCACCAAGTGCGTAAGCCGCACCAGTGCCTATTCCATAAACACCCGTGTTTGTTTCAAGCACAGCGTAGTTAGATGCGACATGAAAGACCCTATTTCCAAATCCAATAAGGAATACAAAGTCTTCATCCTCTTTCAGGGTTATGCCAGCATCTTCATGTTGCTTGCGCATTTCGGGAATAAATTTAGACACCATAAAGGTGTAGGCTTCTGAACTGTCATACTTCGGTGGTTGCCAGCCATATAGGATAACATCACAACAACGTGAGTTACCTGCACCAGCCATTACATATTCGCCAACTTCAACAATCTTCTTCATGCTTTTATGTTGATATGGTCGTTCTGTATCAGTTACTTGTGCATCTGCTGCAAAGGTAAATCCTTTGCTATCTCTGATGGCAATGATTGTAGTCATTATCCACCTAGTTGCGCTAGGATATCCTGAATAGTAGGTGCCCCAGGGGGTGCTGCGACAGGAGCACCACCCATAGTTTCGGGTGCCTGTGCTTCAACTGGAGTACCCTCGCCTGGGGCGGCTTGTGGACCAGCAGCCATCTGTTGTAGAAGGCTTTCAGGACTTTGCTCTACTGCTGCCTGTGCTGGTTGTTCTGGTTTTTTAAATACTTCCAGAACAGAATCTTCAACGCTCTTACCACTACGGCGATTGTCAATGGTCTGAGCAATCTTCATTACGATATCTGATGGGTCCTGACCTTGGGCAGCCATCTGTGGGATTGCCTGTGAGGTAGCACTCAATGCACCCATAAGTGCATTACGCATCTTCTCTATGTCAATGCGCTCAATTTCCTTGGATACGTTTACGTTCCATGGAAGTTCTTGCATTACAAATTCTTGTGAAATTAAGTTTGCCTGTAAAGCCTGAAGGCTAAAGATAAGGGCACGTGATGGGTCAAGCCCTGACATCAGACCATAGCGTACCTGCACGCTGTAATCTTCCTTGATGTCTTTTTCTGGACTGTACTTAAGAATGTAAGGGGCACCGTTGAAAGTCATTTGTGTTGACTTTTCGCCAGGGAATAACTTCTCGTCCATCTCCATGGCTAGTGCCATGACATCTTGCAATGTTTCTGCAAGGATTTGCTGACCAGCCTTGATTTGGGAATCAAAGCCACCAAGAAGTGCCTGAACACCAGAACCCGTAATTACGGATGCGTTGATATTTCCTGAGCGACCCTCTGGATAACGAGCACCCATACGCATTTCTTGTTCAAGAATCTGTTGTTCTTGGAATGCGCCCATTGGAATCTCTAGACCAACACGGCGAACACCCTGTGGGTTGGCAGTGCGCATGACTGCATCAGGACCAAATGCAAACTCTTGCATATCCTGTGGAACAACCATAGGTGCGTTAACTGATTTCTCAGCAGCATCCATGGCAAGAAGGCTAAAGCGAGCACGAGCAATCTGTGCCCAGATGACATCATCAAACTGACCACGTGGGTCTTCGGTGTCAATGCCTGGACGCTTGGCAATACGCACACTTATCTTACCTAGTGGGTTTTTAGCCTTGCGCAGGGGAAGGTTTCCTCGTTGTGGAAGAAACAGGATTACCTGGTCTTTGTCCTCGTAACGAATCAAATCAAGTAGAGTACCGAGGTCAATGTTTCTGCGGTCTTCTCCACCAAGGATTTGGCGTTCGTACTCTGGGAACTCAACGATAAGTTCACCAATGGACTTTAGGTAACGCTTGCTATATGAAACACATCGTCCGTAGCGGTCATATTCTGGGTAAGCACCCAATGGGTTTTCTACACGAATGCGTGGCATACGAGCCTCAAAGTCAGGCTCTACAACAAACGGCAGGAAGGCATATGTGTTATACCAATCTGCGCCTGTATACATCTGGGTTTGTAACCCAGAAAATTCAACGTAGTTGTTGACAATCATGGAACGCAAGTTAGCGTTCTTCTTTGCCCTGTCAGATGTTACGTCAGGTGTCTGACAATTAAACGATGGCAGTGGAGCCAATACTTCAGCCAAGTCACGAGCAACAACGTCAACGAAGTTGGCAATCATTGGCTTAGACATGCCCTCAGGGAACATGTCAGGGTATACCGATACCATGTCACCACGGCGTACAGCAGTGATATCAGCCATGCGCTGGTCACGAACTGAGTATCGCTGGCGTAGGTAAAGTACCTTGTCAGCGACCTGTTCCATTGAGAGTGCCATGAATATCCTTAAAGATAAGTTGTAAATTGTTCCATTGCTAAATCGTCAAGATTAACAACTGCTTGCTGCGCCATCTGGCGCTGAGTAACAAAGCGACTTGTTGCGTGGTAGATTTGAGTTCCTGAGTGCTGAATCATTTCTTTTGCTTTAATCTCGCAGAACCACAGAGCCATCACAACGTCTGTAGGGTTACGAGTTCCAGGCTTCCAAGTAATCAACTGATTGATTAGAGCCTTGATACCCTCGTGGTACTGAGGGTCTGGTAGTTCAATGAGGTTATCTCGGTTGTGCTTGTTACTTGTCATAGTACCAAACAAGCCCTGCATAGCAGCCACACCGAAGTCAGTATCCCACTTATTTTTACCAGTGAAGTGGCTAGAGAACCTTACGCCCTTATTAGCCAGATACTGGCGGAACTCTTCGTCCACCTCGTACATCTTCTGGTGGGCGTTGATTTCAATACGCAGTTCTACTGGACGGTAGGTGTTAATCCAGTCTTCAATAATTGCACGAATCTTGCCAGGTGTTGGGTCTGACATATTGTAAGCATCTAGGACTAGGCGTTTACCAGACTGACGGTCTACAGCGTAGACAACTAGCGCAGTCTTTCCTGCCATAGCAGGGTCCATGCCAATTAGTGTGACCCATTGTCCGTCTCGTGGATGTCCAGGCGCTCCCATGCGGAGAGGACCAGGCTTACGCATACGGTTAACACAGGCGTTAACAATCGTTGGATTAAAAATTGCGTCATCGTCTATGTCCTGTTGTTGGTAAACTAAAGCCCATGTTGAGGCTGTTACCTCGCTACGTCTGGCAAAGAGGGCTGGTCCGTCCCATTTCTGGTAGTAACCATCCTCATCTGGCTGAGCATCGTCATCGCCGTCCCACGGACGGTCTGAACGCTCCCAGAGGGTAACCCACTTCTTAGGGTCATCGTGAATCTCAAGTGCGGCTGGCATAGCCAGACGTGTAAACGGGCTGACACCACCAGACCAGTGTTCTGGGTTTCTAAGTTCTCGGTATAAATCTACCGCTCCGATACGGGTACCAACAATAAGCAACTTGCCGTTTTTACCCAGACGGGTGATTACTTCCTTCTGAAGCCACTCTAACTGCTTCTCCCACTCGTGAGCGTTGGCAGTAGTGATAACGTCATCAAGGATGATGAGGTCTGCACGAGCACCGTAAATCTGACCACCAATACCAAGAGCCTGAAGCGTAGGGTCCTTTTCGGAGGAGTCACGGGCTTCCTGACCTAGGTAGACCGTATCGGTCTTCCAGGTGTCAGAGTCTTCTTTCCAACCACCAGCAGGTCCATAGACCTGTTGTAACTTGGCGTAGCGTGGATGGCTGAGTCGCTGCTTGATGGAGTAGACGAACTCACGGGCTTTATTTAAAGTCTTGGACACCACAATGATACGCACGTTAGAATCCATGGCAATACGGTAGGTGGAATAGCCTACGGTGATTACGGTGGATTTGGCGTGCTCAGGTGGCACATTAATTAAGATACGGTTCTTGTTGCCCTTTTCGTAGGACATGGCTGGATGGAGCCAACTAGGCTCCCTTCCCTCCAGAACGTCAATCCAGTCCTGCTGGTGAGGGAATACTTCGTTACCTA